TCGAAAGGCACGGCCGACTGGGTGGATGAGGAAGGCACCTATCCGCTCTCCGATGACACGTTCTCGCAGGTAATCCTTGGCGCGTACAAGGTAGCAACCATGATCAAAGTGTCGGAAGAACTGCTCTCGGACAGCATTTTCAATATTGAGGGCTACGTATCCGAGCAGTTCGGCAAACGCATCGGGGACAAGGAAGAGGATGCGTTCCTCACCGGCAACGGTGTGAGCAAACCCACCGGCATTCTCAACGACACCGGTGGTGCGGACATCGGCGTTACGGCCGCAGGTGCAACGGCGATTACGGGCGACGAGTTGATCGACCTTGTATACTCGCTCCGCGCACCGTACCGGAAGAACGCGGTGTTCGTACTCAACGATGCGACTGTCAAGCTGCTCCGAAAGCTGAAGGACGGCGAAGGACAGTACCTCTGGCGTCCGGGCATTACGGAGAACGCGCCGGATATGATTCTTGGCCATCGTGTCGTAACCAGCGAGTTCATGCCGACCGTTGCGGCTGGGGTGAAATCCATCGCGTTTGGCGATTTCTCCTACTACTGGATCGCCGATCGTCAGGGCAGAACGTTCAAGCGACTGAACGAGCTTTACGCGACGACCGGCCAGGTTGGCTTCCTTGCTTCGCAGCGTCTCGACGGCAAGCTCATTCTACCGGAAGCGGTCAAAGTCCTGCAGCAGAAGGCGTAAGGAGAGAACGGCATGGAATACAACGCGAAAAACTACATGGAGCAGGGCGGCGACAAGCTGGTCATCGGCGGCATGTTGGAGATTCAGGAGGGGGCCTCGGTTACGGGGCTTCCCGCTGCAGCGGTGGACAGTCCCGGCGTCGTCGGCATAGCCGCCAACCAGCCCGCGAGCACCGCGGCCGATGTTGCTGCGCTGGTCGCCGATTTTAATACGCTGCTGACGGCACTGAAAGCCGCGGGTATCATGGCGGCAGACGAGTAACGATATGAGCACGCTGCTGGAGAAGGTCAAGGCGAATCTGATCCTCGAGCATACTGAGGACGACGAACTGCTGCAGCAGTACATCGATGCGGCGGTTTCTTACGCGGAAGGGTATCAGCATCTGACCGTCGGAACCTACGAAGCGGCGGTCATGTCGGCAACCACCGAGCAGGCGGTGATCATGCTCGCTTCCCATTTCTACGAAAGCCGGGACGGCAGCACGGGCGGTTTCTTCGCCGATAACGTGCAGGCTGGGCAACAAGTATGGAACGCGGTGAACACGCTGCTTCGGCTTGATCGGGACTGGAAGGTCGGCATATGAGCTTTGGCAAGATGAACATACGCATTTCGATCGCTGAGGAAACGGTAGCAAAAGATCCCGACGGATTCGCAACGAAAACCGACAACATCATGGCCTCTCCCTGCGCCTATCGGGAAGGGCGGCACGGCTCCCAGAAATGGGTCAACCGTGCCGCTTTCTCCGAAGCGACCGATCTGTTCCGATTTAGGACGATTCCCGGGCTAACCGTTACAGCAGCGCATGTGATCCTGTGCGATGGCGAGCGGTACGAAATCACGTCGGTCGAGGACGTGAAGGGGCGAAAGATGTATGTCGAGGTTCTGGCAAAGAAGACGGAGGCAACCCGTGGGTAAGGTGACGATCAAGATGCCGACCGAGTTTTTGGATCAGCTGACAAAGGCTGCGGAGAAAACGGATACCGCGATTCCGAAAGCGCTCGAAGCCGGCGGTAAGGTTGTCTTTGAAACGATGAAGGCAAATCTCCGCTCGGCGATTGGACGGGACACGAAGTACCCCTCGCGTTCTACCGGTAAACTGCTGGCGGCACTGGGCGTTTCTCCCGTCAAACTGAATGATGAGGGTAATTATGACGTGAAAGTTGGCTTTTCGGAGGATCGCGAAGTCAGTAACGCCAAGCTCGCGAACATTCTGGAATATGGGAAGCATGGTCAGCCGCCGAAACCGATTCTGAAACCGACGCGCAGGTCGAGCCGGAAGCCCTGCATCGAGGCGATGCAGGCGGCGCTGAAAGAGGAGCTTGGCCTGAAATGAGTATGCTGCAGGAATTGAGTACGATTGTGGAGAACGCCGGCCTTCCCGTGGAAACCGGCGTTTTCTCTGGGACTGCGCCGGACGAATATGTAGTGGTGACGCCGGTTTCGGAGCGGTTTGATCTATTTTCGGACAACGCGCCCGGCATAAATATTGAGGAAGCTCGAGTGTCGTTGTATACGAAGGGCAGCTATATCGACAAGAAGGATTTGCTCGTTCGAATGCTGCTGACCGCAGGGTTTACGATTACGAATCGCCGGTATATCGAACACGAGGATGATACCGGTTATTACCATTACGCCATCGATGTGGCGAAAGAATACGAACAGGAGGAAATCTGAATGGCTACGATCGGGTTGGACGGGCTCTATTACGCCAAGATCACGGAAGATGCCAACGGCGATGAAACGTACGGAACGCCGACTAAGCTGGCGAAGGCGATCTCCGCTGATCTGGAAGTTGAAATCAACGAAGCATCGCTGTATGCCGACGACGCGGAAGCAGAGGTTGTAAAGGAATTCAAAACCGGAAAGCTGACGCTCGGGATCAATGACATCGGAGCGACGGCGGCCGGCGACCTTGTCGGCGCTGTGCTGGACGACAACGGCGTGGTGATCTCCCAGAGCGAAGGAATGGCGTCGCCGGTGGCGATCGGGTTCCGTGCGAAAAAGAGTAACGGAAAGTACAAATATTACTGGCTCTACCGCGTGCTGTTCGGCATCCCGGCGACAAACCTTGCGACCAAGGGCGACAGCATTACGTTCAACACGCCAAAGATCGAGGGTGCGTTCTACCGTCGGAACAAGATCGACGGACAGGGGAAACATCCCTGGAAGGGTACGACTTGTTCACAACTGAAAAGGTTGTGCGCTTGACGGTTGAAAGACAATCAAGCGAACTGATAATCCGAAAAGTGGAATGATGGGGTAACGCCCGGAAACGTTTTCCCTAATACTCCGACTGGCGGTGCAAGCGGAAACGCTGATCGTCAGACGTTCGGTGAAGTCGGCGGAAATCTGCCGTAACAACGCAAAGTGCGGTTGACGCAAGCGCGGCAGAGGTGCTGTGTGCAGATAACACGCCGGGGGTCTATAAAATGCCTATGGTGAGAATGTCCTACTGATGGACTGACGAAAACTGCGAATGTACGGGTCTACAAGGGGACGGAATCGAAAGATTTCGGTATCTCAAATGGTAGTTAGTGCGGTCAAGTAAGAATCCTTCCTATGAAAAACCGTGGTGTGTTACAGGCACATCCAAGCTGACAGGCTCAGAGCGGACACCTAAGGGCATATGTACAGATAGGATTATCGGAACAAGGAAAGGTATGGAATTGCGTTCAACGCGCAATCGGTTGACGAAAAAAATAAGCAACCTAATCCATGCTGAAAAGCTAAGCTCGAACTGTTGACAGCCCCTGTAATGGGGGCATGAGGAATGGGCTTTAGTCGGTAGGTCAAAGTCAATGCTATTCAATCCATGATAAGGATTATGGGTATGACTAAAAGGGACGCTTTCCCGTGAAAGGAGAGTGATGCCTTATGACCAAAGAGAGCAAGCTGTTATGTGAGGACAATCTGCGCCACTCGGAATATTACAGCCTACAAAGCGTCTTTGATGAACTGTATGCGAAAAGTAAAAACGGTTACGAATTTACGGATTTAATGCCGCTGATTCTAAGCCGTGAAAATATACTTCTAGCGTATCGGAACATGAAGACAAACAAAGGCAGTAAGACACCAGGGACAGATAAACTCACGATCGGGGATATCGGGAAATTAACGCCTGATGAAGTCGTGGAGAAGGTCAAATTTATCGTTATTGGCAGTCAACACGGCTACCGCCCCAAACCTGTACGACGCAAGGAAATCCCTAAACCCTACGACCCGACCAAAACACGTCCGCTTGGAATACCGTGTATTTGGGACAGGTTAATTCAGCAGTGTGTAAAGCAAGTGCTTGAACCCATCTGTGAAGCAAAATTCAGTGAAAACAGTTATGGGTTCAGACCGAATCGCTCTGCGGAACATGCGATCGGAGCAACCGCGCAAAAGTTACAACTCGCTAACCTTCACTATGTTATCGAGTTTGATATTAAGGGTTTCTTCGATAATGTGAACCACAGTAAACTCATGCGGCAAATATGGGCAATGGGTATCCATGACAAGCACCTCATTTACGTCTTGCGGAAGATTCTGACTGCTCCAATTAAAATGTTAGACGGACGGGGTGTAAACCCAGACAAGGGGACACCGCAGGGTGGTATCATTTCGCCGTTACTTGCAAATGTTGTCTTAAACGAATTGGACCATTGGATTGACAGTCAATGGCTAGAAAATCCCGTATGCGAAACATACGAACGAGTTCAAAAAGATGGCTATTTAAATCGAGGACACGGTTATAGGGCTATGCGCAAAACGCAGCTTAAAGAAATGTATATCGTGAGGTACGCTGATGATTTCCGAATTTTCTGTCGAACAAAAACAGATGCGGATCGGACAAAGATTGCTGTAACGCAGTTTCTAGAAGAACGGCTGAAGTTGGAAGTTTCAGAGGAGAAAACAAGAATCGTCAATGTCAAGCGCCATTACTCGGAGTTTTTAGGATTCAAAATCAAAGTACATCCTAAAGGCAAGAGACAGGTAGTCCAGTCACACATCGCGGACAAGAGCCTAAAATACGCTCGTCAAAAGTTGACCGAACAGGCTAAGCGTGTAGCGAAACCACGACCCCACCGTAAAGAATATGGAGAAATCGTTCTCTATAACGAAATGGTAATGGGGATCCAGAATTACTACCGTATAGCTACGAATGTCAATTTGGACTGTGGCTTACTTCAACGTGCAGTCATGACAGTGCTGACCAACAGGCTTGCAAGCGATAAAGGAAATAGGCTAGTCAGAACGGGACGAAAACTCACGGACTACGAAAGGGAACGATACGGTAATACGGCAATGTGGCGATATGTCGCAGGAAGCGAAGAACCAATTTACCCAATCGGGAAAATCTCGCACAAAAACCCTATGTGCAAAAAAACGAGCGTTCGTTGCTATACGGTTGTAGGCAGGCAGGGATTACACGACAATTTACGTGTGAATGTACCCTTAATGCTTGCACTTATGCGACACCCGCTAAATGGAAGAAGTGCGGAATATGCAGACAACCGTATATCCCGCTTCACCGCGCAATGGGGAAAATGTGCAGTAACAGGACGAGAGTTTCAAACGACGGCGGAAATTCATTGT